ACCCTCTAGTATACTATATACTCGTTTGCTACGAGGTTATGAGATGAGTAATAATAAAACTACTGTTAAAACTCTACAAACTACTACTGTTGGCAAAGTAGTATGGCTACCTCTACACGTCAAAGAACTCGATAAAGTTTTTCCTGAAGACACTAGTAATGACAAGTACGGTATGATGTGCTATCGTAATGGGCAACGCTCAGTCATTAAGTACATCGAACAACAGGTAAAGAAAATGCTCAAGGAAGATACTAATGGTATCCCTCGATGAGTATCACTATGAGGTACCAAACATCAATATCTTGCGTAATGTGATTGAAGCACACGCTGAAGACTACCCGATGTACCAAGGTGATAAGGTACCTTGGAGTCAGTGGTTGACTCTATCTGCTGTGTGTGCTTCTAATTATGTTCTTGTGGGTACTGATGATGAAGGTAAGCAAGCGTTTGCGATCTTCGACATAGGCTATGATCCTCATGTTGTTGGTTCTGTCTTGACTATGCAGATGACTGTAAGCAACAGTCCTAAAGCTATGTCTGCGATTACAAAGCGCTTGCTAAGAATTGCGTATGATTGCGGTTGCTCGTACATCTGGATGACTAGAAGGACAGGTGCGTACAGCTACTCAGGTACGTTTCATAAACTTAGAGAAAAATCTAATGGGATTTTTTAAAGACTTGATTACCTTTGGTGGGTACAGCCAGTCTAAGGCTACGGCTAAGGCGGCTCAGGATCAGGCTAGACAGCAGGAAGAGCTGTATAACCAACAGCTCAAGGAACAGCAGGAAGCCGCTATCCTCAAGGGTAGCGAAATGGCAGAAGCCGTTGCTACTATCAACACTGGTGGCGGTGGTTCTTATGCGGATGATCCGTTCGCTAAGAGAAAGAAGCGTTTTAATTTCGGATCTAGTGATTCGTTGGGGATTATGTAATGGGAAAGGTTAAGAAGTGGTTTGGCGGTGGCGGTGGTGATAATGGCGCCGCTGAAGCAGAACGTCGCATGCGTGAACAGCAGGAACGCGATCGTATCGAGCGTGAGAACAGACTCATGCTTGAAGGTGCTACTGGTGCGGATACTGCTGAGTCGTCTGGTAATGTGCAGACGGGCTATGCTATCTACGATGGTAGTGGTGGTGTTCGTCGTAAGAAGCGAGTCGGTGATAATGTCAGTTCTTCCCTCGGCATTGGTTAACGACGGTTGGGATGGGTAGTTAATGATCGACAAGACGCATCAAACCCTGTTTGAGGAGTACAGGGATTTAAGACTCCTCAATAAGTTCGAACAGTACAGTAAGTGGACTGTAGCTTCTGTGTTCCCTCACAGTATGAAGATTGACGATCTTCAGGGTAATGATGTGATTGAACGTGACTTCCAGTCCATGGGTGCTGTGTTGGTTAATAACCTCACGGCTAAGCTGTGCAAGCTCCTGTTCCCTGTTGGGCTTTCTTTCTTTAAGCTCAAGGATACGAAGGAGCTTAAACAGTTCTTGAGTTCTCTTGGTGAAAGGAAGAGAACTCTTACCGAGATCGAGAACACATGCTCGGAACGTATTCTGATGAATGCAGGATACGCACAGTTGCATCAGTTGATTAAGACTCTGATTGTGACTGGTAATGCTTTGGTTGTACGCAAGGATAGCAAACTCGTTGTGTACACTCCGAGAAACTACAGTCTCTTGAGAGACGCAGACGGTACTGTGCTTGACATGGTACTGTGTGAACAGATTAGCTATGATAGAGTTCCAGTCGACATTAAAGCATTTATCAATGCTCAGGGTAAAGAGCCCAGAGACACTGTCGATTTGTATACACGAGTCAGAAGGATTGAAGAAGATGGAAGGTACAGAGTCAGTCAACAGATCGAAGGACACCAAGTTGGAGACGAAGTCATCTTCGCTCAAAATCTGTGTCCTTACATTCCTGTTGCTTGGAGTATTGTTAATGGCGATTCTTACGGACACGGACTCGTCGAAGACCTCGCAGGAGACTTCGCCAAGCTATCATGTCTCTCCGAAGCCCTCGCTAAATACGAGATCGACGCATGTAGAGTAGTGAATCTCGTCAAGAGTGGTAGTGGTGGTGACATCGACGCTCTTGCTGAAGCAGAGATTGGCGAATGGGTTCAGGCAGATCCTGATGCAGTCGGTAAGACTGATGCAGGTGATGCAAACATGATTAAGAATCTTCTGGTGGATCTTGAACAAATTATCGGTAGACTCAGTATTGCGTTTATGTACACGAGTAATGTTCGTGATGCAGAGAGGGTTAACGCTATAGCTCTCTATAAACTACTTTAATTCGGTGAAACTCTCGAAAGAGACAACACCGAGCAAACTACGATTTTTAACTATGTACAGAAAAATCCGATTGAACATTCCTAATCTTAGGGATGAATACACGATTGACACCGACGGTGTTGTCGTTAATGTTACACGAAACAAAACTCTTGCTGGTACTAGCATCAGCAAGAACAACAGATACGTCAAGATTCATCTTGACAAGTTCTACGCATTGCATAGACTAGTTGCTATGCACTTCGTACCTAACCCAAATGGTTATACCGAGATTAACCACATTGATGGTAATCGGTATAACAACTCCGCAAGTAATCTTGAGTGGGTCTCTCATAAGGACAATATGCTCCATGCTTACAAGACTAAACTTAAGTCTAACCATGGCGAACTTAATCCATTTAGAAAACTCACCGCAGACGAAGCTAGAAAGATTTGGGCTATGCGTGATCTTCCTCTGACCGCTCGACAGATTCGAGACAGACTCAAACTCGATGTGTCTGTAGCGGCTGTGAAGGCAGTGCGTCAGGGCAAGAACTGGACTAGTGTAACTCAATCGCAGTGTGTGTAACGACTATCCCGAAAGGGAGTAGGGGCAAGTGCCTCGAAATAAGTAGATCCTAATTGCAGGATAAGAGATAGTCTATTCTTATAGGTGACTATAAGAGAGGAAGTAACGATTCCTCGTAATACAAAAGAACGGCTGAAGAGATCAAACAGAAGGTTGCTGAAGCAGACCAAGCACTGGGTGGTGTTTACTCCCAGTTGTCTGAAGCTCTGCACAAGCCCATTGCGTATCTGCTCTTGGCAGAAGAAGACATTAAGATCGAAGCCGCTATCAAGGCGAACAAGATCAAATTCGAGATCCTTACTGGTACCGCTGCTCTTGGCAGAGGGAATGACACCGAAAGACTTCTGAATAGTATTCAGATTCTCGGTGTTATCATCCCTGCGATGTCACAGCTCAGTAAGAGATTCAACACCGAAGGCGTCATCGACATGATTCTGACGAACAACGGTGTTACGCTCGATAAGGTTATGAAGTCTGACGAACAGCTTGAGCAGGAAGCTCAGGAAGCTCAGGCTCAAATGCAGGCAATGCAACAACAGGCTACTGCCCTTGACGCCTCTCAGGCGGCAGGTGGTATGCTTCAAGGTTTTTAAGGAAATTAAATGACAGACCCTATGAATCAGAATCCGAATCCGAATCCTGATCAGGTGGCAGGTACTCCTGACACCCCTCAGAACGCCCCTAATAGCGCGCCTACGGCGCCGACGACGCCTCCGAGTATGTACACTCCAACGAGGGCTACGGACGCGTCTACGTCTCAGGATACGCGTCCTACGTCGGACGCAGACTGGGGTGGCCTCTCATCTGGTGACGCAGTCCTTGACGGTGCCATCAAGGCGTTTACTGCCTCTGCAGGTATGAGTCCGCAGGACTTCATGCAGATTGTCGGTAATGCTGTGGACTACAACGATCCTGAACTGATTGACAAGACGTTGCTTAGTTCCAAGTACGCAGGTACCGAGGACACGATTAAGGGGTTGGTTAATGCTCTGATCGCACAGGCTAACAATACGGACAACATGATTCGCAATACTGCGTATCAGATTGCAGGTGGTAAGGAATCGTGGGATCAGGCAGTTGCTATCTTCAACGCCAACGCTCCTGCGTATCTCAAGGAGACGGTGAAGACGATGATTGACAATGGTAAGATTAAGGAAGGTGCGCAGATGCTCATGAACAGCGTTGGCTCTTATGGGCAGGGTGCATCGTCCATGCCTCAGATGGGTGGCGGTATGGCTCCCCAGAAGGGGCTGAGCTTTGACGAACTCAAGGTTGAGTTGGGTAAGCTCGTACAGGAGGCAGGTGGTGCCTCTCTCGAATCTGGTACGTATGGTAGACGTTATCAGGATCTTATGAAACGCCGTGCTATCGGTAGACAGCAGGGTATCTAATTAAACAGGGAGCCAAGTGCTCCCTTATTTTTTTTTTAACTAAGGAAACTAAAGAATGGCTAATACTCAGTGGCAGCCGTATTATTCCCGAAATCATTGGTCGGGTCAGAACGCCGATACCGATCAGCATCTCGAAATGTATCTTGGCGAAGTCGAATCCAGATTCGAGTACAATGCTGTGATGCGTGGCTTCACGAACGAACGTTCTGTTGCTAACGAAACGAATACGTACCGTATCGACCGAATCGGTTCGTCTAAGGTTATGGGCCGTAAGGCAGGTGAAACCCTGACGGCTCAGCGAGTCACGAACGAGAAGATGATCCTCTCTGTGGATACGGTGCTGTATATCCGTGAAGTCTTTGACTGGCAGGACCAGTGGACGGCTCCTGATCGTCTGATGGAAATTGCTCGTAACAACGGCTATGAATTCGCTGAAATGTATGACAACGCTCATATCATTCAGCTCATCAAGGCTCGTAAGGTTACGGTGCCTACGCACCTCAAGCCGTCCATCAATGACGGTATTGAGATGACGGGTGAGTTCAAGGCTGATGCTAAGACACAGGCTGAACTTGAAGCTAATGCTATCGCTATTAACCTTGCTCATAAGAAGGGTGTTGATTACCTCATCAAGAACAAGGTTCCGCTTGCTGACATGGTTACGATTGTCAAGCCTGAGATCTATTCTGCTCTGCTTGAGCATCCGAAGCTCATCAACGTTCAGTTCGATACTGTGAATGGTGGTGACTACTCTGGCCGTCGTATGGTTCGACTCAATGGCATTCCTGTTATTGAAGTTCTTGAATGGCCGACGGACACGAATGCTCATCCGCTTGGTGATGCTTTCAAGTGCGACGCTGAAGACCTTAAGGCGGGTATGATTACGTTCTCCCGCTCCAAGACGCTCGTGACGATCAAGGCTAAGGACTTCACGACGAACCTCTGGCAGGATAATGAGAACTTCGCTCAGGTGCTTGACTGCTACACGATGTACAACGTGGGCATCCGTCGTCCTGATGCTTGTGTTGTCTGCAAGTTCGAAGAACCTACGGGTTAACCTAGGAGACCAGTATGCCGACTATCATTGACATGAAGGGCGTCTGGTCTGCCGCTAAGAATACTCAGGCCGCGGTTCACGAAGTGAACCGACCTGGGTATCAGGGTGCCCCGAAGGCTGCGGCTAAGTCTGCAGCCCGCAAGGCTACTGGACAGCAGACTGCACCTAAGGCTGAATAATTCAGAGGGGAATCCTCTGACACTAAGGGGATTCCCCATGGATTTGTTGGAAGCTGTAAATAATATCTTGCCTTACTTTGGTGAGGCACCTGTAACTCGTGTGGATAATAAGCATCCCACGGTTACTTTGATTACGAGTACCATTGACACTGTTCGTAAGACCTTGTTGGCAGAGGGTTGGTGGTTTAATACAAGAGTTGTTACCTTGTATCCGTCTAGTGAAGGCGATATGCCTGCTCCAGAGAATGCTATTAGCATTGAATCCGCAGACGGTAAGAATTATGAGCTTAGAGGTAGAGCCATCTTTGATTTGGATACTGGCTCCTTCTTGTTCAAAGAAAAGATTGTTGTTAAAGTTCATGAGAACATTAAGTTCGAAGACCTTCCTAGAACTGCAGCTCAGTGGATTACCTGTAGAGCGGCTAGTAAGGCTTACGCCATGGACTTTGGTATTGAAGACGTACTGCAGGAGATGCAGTTGAGAGAACAGGAAGCATACAACAAGATGCTTGCTGAACATCTCAGGAAGAGAAAGTATTGCACGTGGAAGAGCCGTGCAGGGATTACGTATCTGGGATCCTTGTTGACCTAAGAGGTAGAGTATGATCGTTGAATTGGCGTATCCGTCTTTGTTGTATGGTGTCTCACAGCAGACGCCTAGAGCGCGACAGAACGGTCAACTTACTGAGCAACTGAATATGCTGTCTGACCCTGTTACGGGTTTGAGACGCAGACCCGGACTTCTCAAGGCGTTTGAGTTAGAGTCTAATGGGGACATTGACTGGACTAAGGTGTGGTCTCAGTACATGGAAATTGGTTCCTTGCAGATTAACCTTATCGTTTTTACGAACTCAGGTAAATGGCTTGCGTTAGACAAGCGAATGACGACCTTGTTGTCCAGTGGTCAGACGGATTACTTCAAGGCTAGCAAGGCAGGTTCCCTTAGAGCTACGAACAACACTAGTCTTGGTTGGGTTCTAAATACAGAACAGAAGCCAAAGCCTATTACGGGCGGTGCTGACTATCTCGATGAGACTAGTGGATATCTCACGATTAAATCTGGTGCATTCCTTAAAGAGTACGCCTTCAGACTTGAAGGCAAGTACAATGGAGTGCCGTTCTCTCACGAGATCTCGTATACCACTCCTGCAGGTACTGCTTCTGGTGATGCGGCTAAGAGTACGCCTGAAGGTGTAGCTAAGGAAATCTACGACAAGATCTATAGCCTCTCGAATATCTACCCGACTAGAGAAGGTGCTAGTGTGTTCATCCGTCTTGGTAACGGTAAGAAGGACGGGGACTGGCTTGGTGTTGTGAACAAGTCAGGTACGACGTATGCTACGGCTAGCACTAGAGCCAAGGTACGCAATGTGTCTGAGCTTCCTGCTACGCTTCCTAGTGTAGCTGATAATTGGATTTGTAAGGTAGGTACTAGCACTTCTGCTATGCAATACTACGAGTGGGATCATGCCACTCTCTCTTGGAACGAATGCGGTAAGAGAAGTTCTGTACAGAAGATTCAGAACATGCCTGTTCAGATCTCTCCTAATGAAGAAGGTACTGGCGTTACCATCAAGGCTGTAGACTTCGAGGGTAGAAAGGCAGGTGATGAGGAGAACAATCCTACTCCTGCTTATGTGTATGATGGAATCACGGGTATTGGTACGTTCATGGGTAGGTTGGTACTCATGAGTGGTTCTAGAGTGTGTCTCAGTGCAAGTAGATATCCTACTAGGACTATGCGAAGTACCGTTACTGAGATTCTTGATGATGATCCTTTTGAAGTAGCTTCTGGTAGTATCAGTAGTGCTAGCTTTGAACACAGCGTGCAATTCAACAAAGACTTGATCTTGTTCGCTAGTACGCATCAGGCTGTGATTCCTACGGGTAACATAGCCATTACGTCACAGAACGCTATGCTTGTGATTACATCTGAAGAGAACGTAGACACGAATGCAAGACCTGCTGTGGTTGGTCAGACGTTGATGTACGCTAGTAAGCCTAGTGGTGATTATTTCGGTGTCGGAGAACTTACTCCGTCTGCGTACACGTCTTCTGTGTACACCCCGCAGTCTCTTACGGACCACATCCCTAAGATGATGCAGGGATCTTGTAGACACATTGTATGTGCCAGTAACAGTAACACCGTGTACTTCACGAGTGATAGGGATCCGTACACTGTCTATGTCTGTGAATACTTCTGGAATAATCAGGAACGTACTCTGATCTCTTTCCATGAATGGAAACTTCCGGGTAGAGTCTGTGCTATGCACTATACTGTAGATAAAGTATGTGTAGTGCTTGATGCTGCTGAAGATGGTAACAACTGTCTGATTTGTAGTATTGATACGAAGACTGCGCAGTACCTCACGCAGGATACTGTGGTGTTCCTCGACTGTGCTCAGGATGTGCCCGTAAACGTGTCTAGAACGTCTCAGAAGACGACGAAGACTATCGAGCTACCTCCGCACCTTCAAGGTGCTAAGAACCACGAGAAGCTCGTTCTCGCGTCTCTTACGGCAGGTCTTGTGGGTGAGCCTATCGGTATCTCAGGGATTAACGGAAACACCATCACGATTGACAGTTCGTACAAGACTGACAAGATCATGGTTGGTTGGTGCTACGAGAGTGCCGTTACTCCGAACTCCCCCGTCGTGTACAGCACTAGCTACACAGGCAACAGGCGCATGATCTCTGACACAAAGGATACGCTCCAGAGTGCATTGATTACTGCTCAGAGGAGTGGTAATTTCTACGTTACCATCAGTGATGTGAATACTTCACAAGAGAAGTACAACCGTACTGGTCTTACTTGGAGTGCCAGAGAACTGGACCTTGGTAAGAACAAGATCAGTAAGATTGGTGACATCCTTGTTCCCTGCAGATTGAATGCTCATACAGCAGAGATCAGACTTAGCACTTCAGGTACTAAAGAGATGAATGTTCTGTCATTGGTTTACAACATCAGACTTCATCAGAATAGAAATAGAAAGCAGTATTAACATATGGCGTATAGAAATAACAATTACACTGTAACCTTCGACAATCCCCTGAATACTACGCATAAGATGACTTCTCAGGGGATGGCGCAGGGCTTCCAGCTGAGTAATGGTAACCCTTGGGGTATGCTCATCGGTGCCATTGCAGGTACCGTTACTGGGGGTATCGTTGGGAGGTTACAGACTAAAGAGGCGTGGAAGACCTTTCAATCTCAGTTGAAAGCGGCTAATGCTCAGAACAAGAGCACGCTTCAGGAGCTTAGTAGAAACCTCTCTGAAGTCTCCAGACAGCGAGCAGTCCTTGCTATGGAGACTCAGAGTGCCTTGATGTACAACAAGACTCAGGCTGTGAAGGCTAATGCTGAGGCTAGGAATACACTAGCGGCAGCTGATCAGGTCGGTAGTGCAGTGGCGTATGCTAAGAGTCAAGTCGCCCTTGAAGCATCTCAACAGGATTGGATGACTAGATTCAACTATGAAACCCAGCAGTGGAATCTGAATGCTCAGGCTCAGAATCTTATCAATACTGCGGATGCTCAGTTCGTTGGGGTTAATGTCAACAGAAAGAAGTTCGATGTATCCGAAGCACTTCAGGATGCAATCAGCGCAGGGGCTAGCATTGCTAAGACCTACGCCTCAAAGGGCGTAGGTGGGTCTAGTAAGACTGGCGCACAGAATAGCAACTACATTCAGAAGAGAAGCGACTCTTGGAATGGTAAGACCATGTGGGGCACAGGCTCAAGCGGCTTGACTATGTATGGTAAATCCTATAGTAATCGAATGAAAATGAGTCCGCAGGTCTCTAGTATGTTGGGGCTTTAAATGATTGAACAGAAATTTGCAGGTGCAGGTGGTGCCTCGTTTGTTAATCCTTATCATGGGACGAGCGATCAACTGTACATGCCTACGGATTACAGCGAAGTAGCTCAGAACTTGGGAAAGCTCTTTAGCACTACGTATAAGCAAATCCAAGACAACGCCTTTAGACAGGGGCAGATTGATCAGTTGGCTAATGCTGTGGATACTGATCGTTGGCTCGGTAAGGATCAGTATCTCAAGGGAGCCAAGTACGCAAAGGCTCAGATTGATCTACAGACTGTCATTGGTAAAGCACAAGACATTGTGAACACAGCCATTGCTAATGGCAAGGGCAGTGAAGAGATGCTGGAAGAGATCAGGAAATCTCAAGAAGGACTCTTTAATGTTGCTACTGAGCTCAGGGATACGAATCCTTCTGCGGCTGATAATCTGATTAACCAACTTAAGAATGTTCAGGGTGCGGCTGTAAAGAACCATGCTGAGCAGATGGTTGCTAAGACTAATGAGTACCGTATGAACGGTGACTACATGAGCGTTAATTCGTTTCTTAGTAACTCTGCTGAGTCTGCTAGGCTTAGCAATCAGGGATTTATCCTTGACGAAGAAGCTACGTACAAAGGTCTGAAAACCCAGATCAATGCTATTGACACCAATGCTACGATCATGGGAGTTGACAAACTCCAGTATCGTAGTCAGATTCTTGGTGGGTCTTTCCAGAACATGCTCACTAATGCCAAGATGGATTCTCCAGAGGCTGTGGGTCTTGTGAACAGTATGACGCGTACCATGGATAGACTCGTCAAGGATGGGTACATTGATCCTAAGACGAGTCTTGGCATCAAGGTGTTTGCTGAGAATAAGCTCGGGGAGGCTAGACAATACTACATTGCTCAGGCTAGTATTGTAGCTAATAATCCTGAAATGGTGTACACTCCTGAACTGGAACAGCAGTTCAGTGGTATGCTTACCACCATGAAGGCTATGGGTGTTGAACCTATGACGCTTGCCAGTCTCTTGAATGGCTTTAGTACAAAGAAGGCTCAGTTCTTGAAGGCTGAGGGTAATGCCAGTGCTTCTGGTATGGCACCTCTTGCAGGAAGTCCTGGTAGTGAGTCTTGGCGTAAGAACCTCGCTAAAGAAGTGCTTACACGGCATCAAGACATTGCAGCACAGACAGGTACTACTGTCAGTCCTCAAGAGGTTTCAAAAGACATCATCACCCAGATGTGTCAGTTCTCTGACTTCAAGGGTAGTCATAAATACATTGAAGGCCTTGCAACAAAACTTACCAACGGTATGGGTGCCTATGGTGACTTCTTCAGTGACGACGTAGCCCACACTGCTATGGTGCTCAGTCAACTCATTAACTCTAATGACCCCAACATCAGAATGACTGTTAGGGATCATCTTGGGCCTAAGCTAAGTATCTTCTTAGATCAACAGCTTATCCCTGCAATTCAAGCAGCTAGTGCCTCTGCTGGTGATAAGAAGCCCGAAGTCATCAATGAGATTAATAGCAATCTCCATGAGGCTTGGAGTAATCTCAACAGCGGTAGTACGTACAAGCTCGGTGATAGCATTACCGAGGACACTAAGATCGCTAATTGGTTGGGTGAAGGTCTAGCTAATAAGTACACGTTCTTTGGCTATGGCTTTGGTGGTCTTGGCTTCAATGATGGGCTTGCTAAGGTTCTTGCTCCTACCATGAAGGCTTATACGCCTAACATCACTTCCCTGCTTCAGAGCGCAGGGACTACGCTTACGGAAGGTAAGGAGCTTGAGACGCTTCAGGCTGTTGGTGTTGTACAGTCTCTGAATGATGATTATACGATGATCTCCCCCAATGGTAATGCACCTATCTTTGCTATTCTTGGCAGTGATGGTAATACCACTAGAGAGTTCATTCCTGAAGTTCTTAAGAGTACCCTTACTGAGCTTGCCAAGAGGAAGAACATTGGTCTTGGTGATGTTACTAGTACGTTCGGTAATAGCGATGTTGCGCTGTTCCTGAATCCTGATACTGGTGGACTTGAACAGGTGTTTGAGCCTGCTGATTCTGGTATGCCTGCTAGACACAGGTACACCAACAGGGAAGTGCTTGATCTCTATGATAAGCTCAAGGACGATTATGTCGCTCAGAAGCAGGAGGCCGCTAGTTCTAAGATCGTGTCTGCTGAGGATCTCAGATCTAGGATTACGGAGTTCGAGGATAGTGACTTCTTGGATCCTGAAAGTGTAGAGAACATCAAATCCAGTGGTAACATCATGGATGTTGGCAAAGGTGAGTTCGTGTTCGTTACTGATCCCGATAAACTTCAGAGTCAGTACAAAGAAGTTAGTAATAACTTTGTGAATATCGGTGAGGCTCTTAAGACTGCATGGGATGCTTCCAGAGAGAGCATCGGTGAATCTTATGATAGTCTTGATATTGACGCTCTTGCTAAGGGCGCAGAGGATAAGTTCGTTGGTGCTTCCAAGACTATTCAGTCTATTGGTGCAGACATCAAGAACTCTGACATCCCTGCTGAGGTTAAGCAGAAAGCTACTGATATTTGGGATTGGATTACTAATCCTGAAAACACGGCTCAAGTGCAAGACTTGCTCGCTGAGGCTAATGAGAACACTGTTGGTGCCATTAAGCTCGTGATGAGCAAGGCAGGTGATTATCTCAAGGAGAAGTTCAAAGCTCCTGAGTTGAACCTTGCTATGGATGCGTACAACGCTCTTCAGGGTGCTGAGGATGGTTTGTCGTTCATTGGACAGCATATCTTGAACAGAGTGCGTCATGGGTTCTATGGCCCCAATGGCAAATACTATCCGCCTCTGAGCCAGAGAGATGCTGATGTCATTGAGCGATTCATGGCTAATCCAGAGGGTGTAGGCCCTCTGTATGCCAATACCCTTGGCAATATCTATCGTAGATATGCTGTGGATGCTATTGGCTTATTCGAGAATTTGATGGATATTTCGTATAAGAACGTTACACCTGTTAAGGTGAGTAATGGTAAGAACGGCTTTGAGACGTTCTATACCACGGGTGCTATGTCTGGTTCTGTCTTTGGGCAGGCTCTTGGCAATATCGTTATGTCCGAGCTTGCCAAGGAAGAAGGCATGCTTCTGAATTGGACTGCTACTAATCCGAAGGTTACTAAAGACCCTGTGATCGGTATTGGTTACAAGCGTGGTTATCCTGCTTGGGATAAGCGCTTTGAAGCCGCTGAGGGTGATGCTATCGCTCTTAGTAGAGTTACGTGTGAGTTCGCTACTTGGTACTTCAACAACATTCCGACCAAGTTCTCTAAGGCTACGGGTACGAATTGGGAAAGGGCTACGACTAACCCTATGATGTTGCCTGTGATCGTTGCGACTACCGACTACTCTTGGCACGCAGGACGCAATGCCAATGGATATTACGAAGCCCTTGAGCTTGTGAAGCAGAATAAACTTGACGCGGCTATGGATCGACTCAAGGCATCTGCTCCGTACAAGCAGAGTGGTTTCGGTAGAAAGATGAAACTTGAACGTGGTCTCAGGGCGTACTACAAGTATTGGCACGAGACTGAACACTAAATAAGGATAAAGGATGTTCCCACAAAAATACTCAACGGCAGTCCCCGATATTGACTTCGGAGTGGGGACTCCTGAATCTACTGGGGAATGGCAGGGCGTTACGTCCTCGTATTCCCCCGCTAATTACTCCAAGCCTGAACATAGCATTGATATGTGGCAGGCTTTCAAATACTCGTGGCTGTATGACAGCATGAGTACCGCTCTGTACAATAGAGCAACTAAACCTAATCGTCTTGATCAGGCATACGTAGATAGTGGTGCTAACAACAAGTTCATGGAAGAGATGAAGACTACTTACGGTAGCAAGCTCAACGAAGCCATGCTTGATGAGATCAAGAACACTAGATCCAAGGAAGACGAGGACCATACTAGAGCTACTATTCAACATAAGCTCATGGCTGAAAAGGCATGGCATGACCATCCAGTGATTGCTCTTGGTGCACAGTTCGTAGCTCCTGAGAACGCCGCTCTGCTCGCTCTTGGTCCTGTAGGTGCTGCTATGAAGGGTACTAGTGCTGCTGTTAAGTTCGCTCAGTGGGTTGAGAAGGGTATGACACCTGTAGCTAGGAAGGCTCTGTATGCCTCGTACTGGGGCGGTGCAGGTGCCGCTCAGGCTATTCCCGGAGTTGCTTGGAACTATGATAATCCGAATGCAATCATCCTCTCCGCTAGTATCGGTGGTCTCCTTGGTGTTGGTATGTCTGCGGGCATGTCCGCTAATAAGGTCTTTGCAGATGCCCCTAGACGCGCATACAAGGCCTCTATGGGGTCCACGACCCCTCTCAAGGGAGCACCTACTAGGAAGGCTTACGAAGGCACCCTATCGCTCTCTGATGACCTCAGAGTGGCATCTGATGGGGATAGGCTCGATGAACAGCTCCTCGGTGCTGCACAGTTCGGACATGCAGCAGACAGTGGTTCTGCGGCGGCTATGCAGGATGCACTGCAGGCTGAGCTGAGCATTAAGCTCAAGAAGTTTGAAGACCTCTGTATTGAGAAGGGTCTTGCTAATGATGGCTTCTTTGAGCATCTTAAGCAGGCTGTTGGTATGGAGTCTGCCAATACTAGAATTCCTCTTAGAGATAGAGAGCAGGCGCAGGCTGAAGCTATTGCGTTCCTAGGCAATACCTATCACTATAATAGAGCTGTGAATGAGCGTAAGATGCACATTGAAGCCCTCACTGATAAGATCAGCAAGCTCAAGCAGGAGTTGAAGATCAATGAGACTACCGTAACTGATGGTAGTCCTGTATCCCTGCGTGATGAGTACAATCGTTTGCTTAATGCAAAGTACCAAGCCGAGATGGATGCCTATAACAAGGCTGTAGCCGATGCTAAGAACACTGGTGCAGATACCAGTAAGCTCGCTAAACCTGAGCCTCCTGTGAAGCACTCTCTCACGCTTGGTGCTGTCAAAGTCATGGAGAAGCCTAACATTGACTCTCTTAGTCCTACCGCTAGGAAATGGGTAGAGGCTTACAGAGAATCTGGGCTTGCTACTGAATTGGGTAATATGGTTAATCATCTCGGTAAGGATATCAGAGAAGTTGCTGTTGACGAAAACTACTTCCATACTAGGTTCTCTCTTGATAGAATTGATGAAGTAGCCAACAATCTCCGAGAAGAAGAGTACAACAGGGCTATGACTATGGTTGAAGCTCTTGAGCAGAGTAGATCCAAGAGATTGAAGTACATTCAGAATCAGGAAACTAAGCTCAAAAACAAGATCACAAGGCTTGAACAAATTAGAGCTAATGTAGGTAATAATCATCCTGTTGTTGAGACGATGGAAGCTGAAATTGAACAGCTCCGAAAGGACATTGAAGTTCTTTTCGCTGAATTCCAGAGGCGAGATGAGTTCGTTAGTAATGTTCGGAACAAGTGGGCAGATTCGTCTAATGGTCATTGGATGCAGAAGGGTTACAGACGTATCTTCACTATGCTCGGTGAGCAGATGGCCGATGACATCAAAGCTCTTACTAAGGAAGAAGTAGGCGCTACTAAGATCGGTGCATTCCTGATGTCCAAGTACATCACTAAGATTGGTCATGACGATCTCAAACAAGCTATTAGATCTACAGGTATTGAGAACGAACAGAGACTCGCTGAACTTATTCTCGAAGTTGGTGGTGATCTTGATATCCCTAAAGATGCTTTGGAAGCCCTGAATCTGAGTGCGCTTGTTGCTCAGGCTACTGAACTTAAGTCAGTTAGTAATGCAAAGATCATTGGTGAAGCCAGTGCATTCAAACAGCGTTACATGTGGGATTACAGCACTCCGAGTAAGAGCACGGGCATTCCTCTAAAAGCTCTTCTCGGTGGTGACTTCATGAACACCGTGAATAGAAACATTCAGGAAGAGACTGGACGTATTGCTCTTAGTCATGTTCATATGAAGGACAATACGGGTGAGACGTTCTACCTCAACAATGGTTTGAATATCAGTAGAGCACAGGACATCATCAGAGACAGGCTCAAGAATCAAGGGTACTCTGATCGTGCAGCAGAAGAAGTTGCTACTCAGACCTTCGATGCTCTGTTGGGTAGAGCTACTGGCGAAACCCTCGGTCCAGTTATGCAGGTTCTTACGCAGGTGGCTATGGCTTCACAGCTCAAGAACTCTGGTATTTATCAGGCAGTGGAGGCTATTGCCAATACTGCTCATGAGTACGGTGTACGCATGTGTGTAAAGCACATGCTTCCTGCTTTGAAGATGGGGCTTGGTACATCTAAGGTTACCAAACTGGATGGTAAGAAACTTGCCAATATCCTTGCTAAGATGGGTGCCATGGACTCTCGTATTCGTCCTGACATTGCTGTGTTGCCTGATGACATGTCGGATGTCACTAAGAGCGCGGTTGGTAGAGGCATCATGAACTGTGCGCAGTATCAACGATGGATTAACCTGCAGGCTCCTATTCAACAGTGGCAGACTAATATGTGCGCAGGTATTGTTGACGAGCTTTTGGAAGATGCTCTTAAAGCTAAGGATATCTCTAAACTTGGTGAACTAGCTGAGAGCTACTCCAAAGAGGAGTGGAAAGTCATGCTCGGTCAGTACGAAAAGCATGGTATGAACGTCAATGATTGGGACTACGAGATTGCTCATACGGTTCTTAAGAACAGCTTCTCCGCTATCAGTATGGTAGCTCTTAGGGCAAGACGAGGTGATAGACCTCGCTTCTTGAACACTGCTTGGGGTAAGGTGTGCTTTGCATATCAGTCCTTTGCATGGAAGGCAAACAACGCACTTACCCGTAGATACGCGAATACTAGAGGTATCGGTAGTGCCGCAGGGCTTGTCGTTAGACAGCTTCCGTTGTCTGTCCTAGCCGCTATCAGTATTCAGGCTATGGACGGTAAGGATCCATTCAAGGACCCAGCTGCTCTTGTTGGTAAGGCAGTGAATGCTACGTCTGGGCTTGGCCTTATGACGTATGTTGGTTCCTTCGCTAGTCAGGACATTGGTGGTACGGCTCCTGCATTGGGCTTCTTGAATACTACTAAGAGAGACCTCATCAACACCGCTACTGGTGATCCTATTGGGTTGGCACAGCACTTCCCGCTAATCAGTGCGTTCTTACCGTTTAGAATTGGTATTGGCGCCATTAAAGGTATTTCAGAATAATCATGGGTACTGTATCCTCCGAATCTCCGAAGGTACAGTATTCTGTTCAGAGAGAGCAATCTGATGGTTCCTTGAACCGTATCTCTGTCAGAGTACCGTACTTTAGTAAAGATGACATTCATGTGTACGTGGATGACGTTGAGATCAATTCTTCTGCTACTGAGCAGAGTACGTACACTTGGCGATGGGACGGTGATTACATCGCCATTACTCCGAACGTTGCTTCTGGTTCTGAAGTCCTCGTTCGTAGAATCACCCCGATTAATGAAGCCATCCATATCTTTGATGGTCGATCTGAATTCGATGACCAGAGTATGGATGAGAACTTCCAACAGCTCATCTACATTGCTCAGGAATACTCCGAAGGCTCTGGTATTAAGGACGTGTTCTCCGACATTAACATGCACGGATACAAGATCCATAATGTTGGTTGGGCTACTGATGATGATGACGTTGTTACCTATGGTCAGTACAAGACGGACGCTGAAGGTACTAAGGTAGCAATACAAAAAGCAGAAGCCGCCGCTACTAAGGCAGAACAGCATGAGCAGAATACTCAGGCTATTGCCAATCAGGCACAGACTGACATTACTGCGTCTAAGGAATCTGCTATTAAGGAGATTACCGACCGTATTGCTCCTGAAGTAGACAAGGCTAGGGTTCATGCTGTGACTGCTCAGTCTGCTGCTGGTACTGCTGTCAGTGCAAGTAATAGGTCTGAGACTGTACTTCAACATGTGCAGATGCTTGAGGATGAGGCTGAACTTCATGCAGGTACTGCTGAAGCGGCTAAGGATGAGTCTCTTCGCATCAAGGACGAACTCAAGAGTGGCTTTGATCTTCAAGAACAGATTGCTCCTGCCGTAAAGGTTGTTGCTGACAACATTGAGCATGTTCGTACCGATAGTCAGAACATCAATGACATCAATACCGTAGCCGCTGACCTTGAAGGTACTACCACCAATTCTCTCTTTGAAGACTACGGTGACCTTAGCAATCCTGGAGGCGGTTGTACTGCCATTACTGGCGGTAACATTAAGATTGTTAGTGACAACATTGAACATGTCAGAACTAATAGCACGAACATCACCGACATCAAGAAGGTAGCTACTGAGATTGATAGAATCCCTGAGACGATCCAGACTGTGGAAGGCCTTAGAGATGAAGCTACTGCGTCTAAGAATCTTGCTAAGGACTGGGCTACCAAGATTGGTGCTACCGTTGATGGCTCTGAATACTCTGCTAAGCACTACGCTAATGAGGCTAAGAAGAACGCTGATAAGACAGACTCTGACCTCACTGCGATTACCAATGCTAAGACTCAGGCGATTAAAGACATCAACGCGTCTAAGGATACTGTTGTTCAAGCCGTCACTGATAAGAGTGATGAACAGATGGTGCTCATCGAATCTGAGGGTGATACTCAGATTCAGAGAGTTAGAGACGAAGGTACTGCTCAGGCAGGTGCTGTAGAGATCAAGGGTACTCAAGAGATCAATAGAGTACAGGCTGAGGGCGATACACAGGTCGTGGCTGTACAAGCTGAGACTACCAAGGTTGTTCAACAGGTTACTGCTGAAGGTACCAAACAGACTGGTCTTGTGAGGACTCAGGGTACCACTAGTGCTAATGCAGTGAAGACTCAGGAGACTGCTAGCATCAGAGCTTTGCAGACTGAGGGTCAGAAGTACGTAGACCTTGCTGAAGCTCAGGCTAACGAAGCTACCGCTAAGGCAGGTATTGCTACGGATAAGGCTAATGCCGCTAGTACGAGTGCTACGTCTGCTCAGAGCAGTGCTACTAAGGCCACTCAACAGGCTACCTTGGCTACGACGAAGGCACAGGAAGCCTCTGATGACGCTGATACAGCCGCACAGAAGGCTCAGGAAGCGTCCACTAGTGCGGCTAATGCCTCTGCATCGGCTGAGGCCTCTGAAGCCTCTGCAACGCTTTCTAAGGCCTCTGAGACGGCATCCAAGACTAATGCGGACAACGCCGCTCTTAGTAAGGATGAAGCGACCAAGCAGGCAGAGAGAGCTAAGCAATACGCTGACCAGATGGCTTCTGGTCAGGCGCAGGCTGACTGGAGTGAGACTGTACCGACATCTAAGGCATTCATTCTGAACAAGCCTACGCTCGGTGCCCTTGCATCTAAGGACAGCATTGCGTATAGTGAGATCACTGGTACTCCTCCTGAACAAGATCTTAGCGGTCTTGCTACTAAGAATGAGCTTCAGACTGGCCTTGCCAGTAAGGCTAACACTAAGCATACTCATACTGTAGCTGAGATTACTAACCTGAATAGTACGCTCTCTGGGTACATCACTACTGCTACCCTTACTGCTGAGCTTGCTAAGAAGGCTAATGCAAGTCATACACATACGACTGCTCAGGTTACTGGTCTTGATACTGCATTGGCAGGTAAGGCACCTACGAGTCATACGCATACGTCTGCACAGATCACTGATTTGACGACGAAGCTGAATGCTAAACTTGATGTTGCTACCTTCAACGGTTATATTGATTATGGAGATTTAGGTTCTTAATATGGCTATTAAAGAACGAAAACAAATTACGGGCACTGAAGCCCAAATCAAGGGCTATGCAGGACACAATGGTGTCCTAGCGTATGCTACGGATACAAAGCATCTGCACGTTCTCAGTGGTACTGCAGGTACCACTACTGAACTTGCTAACAGGACTGATATTCCTGACATCACTGGTAAGGCTGATACGACGTATGTGGATACTGAGCTTGCCAAGAAGCAACCTAAGGGTGACTATGCTACGACTAGCGCTCTTACTAGTGGTCTTACGGGTAAAGCTAACACGTCACATACGCACACTAAGAGTCAGATTACGGACTTTCCCACCATCCCTGATACTAGTACGCTGATTCCTAAGAGTGGCAATAGGGGAGCCATTGCGGGATATGAATCAAGCACTAGAGGCATTATAGTGTCTGATACGTCCGCGGATTCCCTGACTTCCTCTGGTGCTATTTCGGTTAGACAGGGTACCCCAGGCACGACTTGGACTAAGGTTATGTACATGACTAGCGGCAGTGTGAGCCTTGGGGCGAATTGGAAGTGGTCTGGTGGTAGTGCCCCCGCTCTTAAGTTCCCCGGGGTTCTCGTGTGTCATTGGAATGACACTGGTGGTATTGCTAGCTATACTGCAGGAGCATATTAATTATGGAATTGCTTACTAGATATTTATATAACTCAAAGAAATACAACAGCCAGTATGGGCTTCGACAAGCTATCTTTGAGAATCAGAGAGTTGCCTTTGGGGAATTCACTCCTGAACTTATGAAAGAGTTTAGTATCACCGAAGAAAAATACAACCCCGAAGACGAGATGTCTGATGAAGAACTGGCTTCTCGTGTTCGCATGCGTAGAGACTCTCTGATCTCTCGTACAGACTACTATGTTCAGCCTGATTATCCTAGTGATCCTGCTGGTCTTGAAGCTGTCAAGGCTTACAGACAGGCTCTTAGAGATATCCCTGAACAGAGTGGATTCCCTAGGAATGTCCAGTGGCCTTCCCTTCCGTCTGCCCTTAGTAGAGATAAGGGTTTGGCTACTGTGGGTCTTGCTAAGGTGGGGGTCTGAGGTGCTTAATAAAGAGTTGCTTATGGTAGGTAAAGAAGAATTTCCTACTCTAGAGGGAGGGTTTGTTTTTAAGATAGGTCTTTGTTCATATGCAGGTGATCCTGCATATGGGTATCTTCAGTATAATCACGAACCTAGTACTGGCGGATACACATCCAGAGTTCCATATTGGAATTTTAATAATAAGTACGCCGTACTTACACGCTACCACATTACCCATTTCATTACAGTGCCCAATAAATGGGGCACATTTAGTATAAGTGACTCTGCCTATACAGGTATTCCATCAGAAATGCGTAGCTTTAGATTTAGGAGGGTTTTTCCTCATGAAGAAAACGACTCCTATACTTCTTATTATATTGGTATTTCTGAAGAGGATGTGGGCAAAATTGTAGGTTATCTAATCGACCCCCTCCCGACGGTTATCTGGATCCCAAGACACTCGAACCTATCGCGTAGATTACTACGTAGAAGAAGTTCCTTGGGAGGCGCAAAATGCTGAACAAGGAACTGTTAATAATGACACAGCCACAGACACAGACAAAGTTACCCTCAGTTCACGTCACCCTAGAGTTCTACGGAGGACGAAACAGCGGGACGGACTACACGTGGACTTCTCCAGATGGAACTGTAAAGACTGGAGGTTTTTTCGACGAGCGCATTGACATAGTCGACACGCTTACTTGCAAACCAAACACCAATGTGTCTATCAGTACAGAAAACTACCGCGGGAGCTACACAGCTACCCCACCACAGAATATCACAGTGGTGGGTGGTTCCCCGACACGCTTATCATTCAAAGCATTCAGAGATGTAACGGTAGTCTTCTAGTGTCTTACAGGAGGGCTCTTTATGCTTAATAAGGAGCTTCTAATGATGCCCTCTGGTAAAGTGCTTATAGGGCAGTTTCATTTCTACACCGCCTCCTCAAAAGCCGCCGTGTACTGGGGTGCCTTTGATAGTGAGGACGTCCACAGAAATGGTTTGATATGGCATGATTATGTCAACTCAGGGGATGCTGTGTATGGACTAAATGCTGTGCGTTCATATTTAAACTACGCATTCCAAGATTTCATATACAAGGCGTACCCTGCAGATGTCTACTATAAAATAAATTAGTAGGTGAACTAATCGGTGAGGGCGTATTTAAGTTCTCCCCTACTTCGTCCTACATAGACAGCTTGTGGAATACCGTTGAGCTTGTAAATTATAGCTCTACTACTTTCAATAGAAGTCTCGACATCTATTTGAAGTAGGATAATTTAACCAGAACACATCTTTGGGTAACTATGGTGTGTCTCTTCTTTTATCTAAGTTACTAACAAACTAACACTAGTCACATAGACTAGAAAGGAATATATTAGTGTCTGCTCTTCAGGCTGAGAACGGTATGCTCAAGGCTGAGAATTACTCCGACAAGAATGCCAAGGAAGTCTATATGCAGTCTCTTACGGATAACCGTAGACTCCGTGATGAAGCCTTTGCTTACCTTAAGCCTCTGGCTGATGAAGCGGCTAACAATCGTGTTGAGCTTGCTAAACTTCAGGCAGAGCTTAAGTGTTGCTGTGAAAAGCAGGAACTCCGTGAGCAGATCGTCCTTGGTAAGGTTAATGAGCTTGCTCTCACGACTCAGGCGAAGTTCGGTTGCCTTGATCAGACCATTGCAGGCATGATGGGTACGATTGGTAAGATCACGGACACGATTGTTCCTATGAGCGCTATCTGCCCGACTCCGATGGCTAAGTACAATGCGTGGGTTGCTCCTACGAATACTCCTGCTACGGGCGCATAATAATTTCCTATGAAAATCAGTTTGAGTAAAATCTCTCAGGTACTCCCTGAGTTCGTTGATACTCGACTGATGCCTAGTGCTCCCTCCACGATGAAGTGGCTTCTTGGAGGGAGCACGTTCTTGATTCTGCATCAGGCGGATACCCTCATCGGTAAGTATCTGCCTGTGCTGAAGCAGGTGGGTATCGTCGATGAGAATAATAAGGTAGACATTGAGGTTGCTAAGGGTTTTATCAACAGTGCATTCGATAAGAGCGGTACTGTTGAATACCTCGGATTTAAGTTCGATAAATCCGATGGTGAAGCGCTAATTAATATTATGGAGAAATATAAAGATGATTGATGAAAAGTGGGAAGATAATGTTTTCATGATGGCTAAGCATAAACTGCTTGAAGTTATTGAAAAACTTAATAGGCAAGCGTATATTAGCGAAGAGGATACTATTGCATATAAGAATGCAATTAAAGCACTGTATTATCTCCTGAGTATTGAAAAGAGTAAGTAACTCTAGTGTTTCAGTAGTCCTAGAAGGACTGTACTGCAGTCTTTTCCAAGATCAGTGCCCGTACAGTAACTATCATAGGGCTACTGAATCCATTTAAGATATTAAACAAATGAATATTCAAGTTTATTGGGATGGTAATTCTGGAGTTATTGAACACAATAGCGATAGACTTAATCTGACTTCTAAGCCTAATATTAGTTCCGTTAATTTTGATGTTCTTAATTTCAGTGAGGACGACAATATTGGAATTAAGGTTTATCAGAATAAGACGATGGAATTAACCCCTGATGAAATTACTACGATTAAAGCGTTTGCTAAAACTAATGCCAAGCCTGTGAATACCCTTGATTCTGCAATTGGACAGCACAACGTTGCCCCTGATGCGCATCACGATATCCGTGTGAAGATCGAAGAGCTGTCTGCTGCGATTGCTCAGTTGAGTGCTTTGTACAGTCAGGCTATGGCTATGTCCGCAATGGAGGAGCCTAATGAGTGCGAAGACCAGTACGCTTGAGAAACTTCATGAGATGCTTGCTGAGCTGTTTATCGAGGATATCAAGCTCTGTAGAGAAGAGGGTATTCCTATGGCGGCATCCGACAAGGGTGTGATTGTTTCGTTTCTGAAGAACAACAACATCACTGCCGATCCTGATCTCGAAGATATGCAGAGACTCGATGAAGAGTTCAAGAGGCAGGCAGAAATTGAGAGAGCCGCTAGAGCCAAGAGTATGCTTGAACAGAAGGGAGATGATCGCTTTGACGATCTGCTGAATTGATGGAAGAGCTGACCCTACAACGAATCAAGCTATTGAAAGAACGTGTTAATCGTTATAGTAATGATCCTACGAAGATTCCGCAAGATGAGAGACGAGAACTCTCGCTGATGTTCGCTGTAGCTTTCAAGGACTTCAAGGACTTCTGTGAGATCGGTATGCGATTCCTTGGCTTCGGTATTACCGAGATGCAGTTGAGCATCGCAGACTACGTCCAGAATGGTCCTAAGAAGCGAATGGTGCAGGCACAGAGAGGCGAGGCTAAGACGACCATCACTGCCTTGTATGCTGTATGGAGATTGATCCAAGATCCTACTTGTCGTATCTTGATCGTCTCTGCAGGTGAAGATCAGTCCAATGACATCGCGGTGCTTATCATTCGATTGATCGAGCAGTGGTCTCTGATGTGTTGGCTCAGAGCAGATACCTCCAGAGGTGATAGATCCTCGTATGAGCATTATGACGTGAACAGGGATCTCAGACGAGTTGAGAAGTCTGCCAGTGTGTCGAGTGTCGGTATTAAAGCTAACCTCCCCGGTCGAAGAGCTGACCTCATCATTGCTGACGACGTTGAGTCGATTACGAACTCCACTACACAGGTTATGCGTGATGACCTTCTGAACAGAACGAAGGAGTTCACTGCTATCTGTACGCATGGCCATATCCTGTACCTCGGTACTCCTCAGACTAGAGAGAGCGTGTACAAGACTCTGCTCAGTCGAGGCTTTGATATCCGTATCTGGCCGGGTAGATATCCTGAACCTGATAGGTTGGACAGGTACCTTCCAGGCACTCTAGCTCCAGAGATCGAAGAGGCTATCAGGAAGGATCCCTCGCTTCAGAGTGGTGGTGGTCTAGACGGTACCCGAGGAAAGCCTACTGATACGGGTAGGTACACGGAAGAGGATCTTCAGGATAAGGAGCTTGACTACGGTCCTGAAGGCTTTGACCTGCAGTACATGCTCGATACTACGCTCTCTGATGAAGCTAGAACGAAGATCAAGCTCAGTGATCTTATGATCGCCAATACTGGGTACATGGAAGCCCCAGAGACGTTCATGTACAGCGCTGAGCCTAGACTCCTCATCAAGGATCCTGAGATTGCCACACCTCCGATGCACGGCAATCGAATGTACTACACGGCAAGAGCATCGGAGAACTTTATCAAGTACGATCATAAGGTTATGGTCGTAGACCCTGCAGGTAATGGCGGTGATGAACTGGCTTACTGCTGTGGAGGTGCATGTAATTCTTACGTGCATATCTTTAGCGTAGGCGGGTTCATTGGTGGTACTACCGAAAAGAATATCAACGATATTATTGATCTGTGCTTGGAGTTCGACATCAAAGCGATTAAAGTCGAATCCAACATGGGACATGGCACCGTTGAATCACTGTTCATCGCTGAACTTCAGAAGCGAAAGATTAACGACATTGGTGTGGAGGGGTTCTATAACACAATCCAGAAGGAGAAGCGTATCATTGATATCGTGTCTCCTGTAACTCGTAGACACAAGATGGTGTTTCATGAGAGGGCCATCAGAGACGATTGGAAGTGCTGTATCAGATACACCCCTGAGAAGAGAACCATCGTGAGTTGTCTGTACCAGATGGCTAACATCACGTATGATAGACAATCATTGGCTAAGGACGACCGTGTGGATGCTCTGGCAGGTGTTGTACAACACCTCAGTGATTGTATCGCAAAGGATGACGATAAAGCGAATGAACTTAGAGAACAAGAACAAGCAATGGAGTTCTACAGAAATCCTATGGGATACAAGAACTACGGAGGTAAGAAATACAACGAATGGAACAACTTGCACAAATACAGCAGGGTAACTCGGAAGCATCATTGGTAGTGAAGGTCGCTATCCTTGAGGAGCGACTTAAGCAGACCAATCAGGATGTACATGAATTGAACGAGAAAGTGGATAGCACAGTTACTGAGATTAAGGCAATGATCGAGAAGATCCAGAACAGACCGAACTCTGTACAGGAGTTCATTTCTGAGAACTGGAAGAGTATCCTTCTCGTAATCCTAGCAATCATGGGGGCTAATGCTACGGTTGTAGAGAGCATTAGTCGAGTGATGCTTGGTGGATAATCAGGATACCCCGTAGAACGCGATTTAAGGCCTTCTACGGGGCTTTTAGAGGTTGGGTAATGAAGTCTATCATCCAAGGGGTGTCGATCGCTGTAATCGCTTGTATTTGCGCTATAGCGGGGTATTGGCATATTCAGGCACTGAACGCTAGAATCGAAGGGCTTGAGAGAAGCCTCCAGAACGCTGTAGAAACGCTCACAGACGTTCGAGGAGCCATCGCCGTACAGAACACGGCACTGAAGAACTGGAGAGCCTCTCAGGAGCGATTAGAGGCTTCTCAGAGGGATACAACGAATAGGATTGAGTATGTCCTCAAGAATAGTAAAGGTAACGCTAGGATTGTTGATCACAGCGTTATTAGCGAGCTGTGCAACGGTACAGGAAGAAAGTATTGCACAGAAGACCTACGTCCCAGTCAGGACAGTGGTACCAGTGGTGCTAACGGCACCATGCAAGGAACCAGTCCTAAAGGGTAATACGATAGGGGAACTCGTAAGACATATCGTGGATCTACGTGGGAGTATAGATGAATGTAGTAATCGTATGCTTACCATAGATCGTAGTATAGATGAGTACGATAGCGTACACAGTAAGTACAAGTAGGAGATACAGAGCATAGTGTACATAGGGTGTTAAAGTATTACGGGGATGTGAATACTAAGTAACACCTAAATTTGGTATACTAACGCGAGAGGGTATCTCCCATTTCACCAAGCGATTATCCCCCATATACCCCTAGTGCACTATTACCATCATCATGTTGAACATCATGTAGTTCACCTAGAGTACACCCTAGTACATTATCATCAGTACACTTAGTTGTTCATAGTAGAACACCTAGAGTATCCTGTGTGGTATATACTAGGTATGACTAGAGAGTAGAGTGTACTAGTG